GCGAACGGCCAGTGATGGGGGTGGACATCGGGGCAGTGCATCATGTCATTATCCGTGGTGCGCCCAACGAAGAGGGGGAGCGGCCGTTGCGCTTGGCGCGGCAAGTGGTCAACTTCGAGGAGATAGGCCAGCTTATTCGGGAGTACAAGGTGGGGGCGTGTGTGATAGATGCACGGCCAGAAACGACGAAGGTGCGGGAGTTGCAAGCCAGCTTCCGTAAAGGGGTGATTTGGCTGGCGGACTATACAGAGTTGGCAGATGAAGCCCCGGTGAAGTGGGACAAGGAGCGGGGCAGGGTACTGATAGACCGTACCCGTTTGCTGGACGCTACGTATAGCCGTTTTCGCTTGCAACAGAACACCCTGCCCGCCAACGGCCGTGGCCTGCGGGATTACTACGACCAGTTGCTTGCGCCCACGCGCATGGAGCCGGATGAGCGGAATAGGATTCATTATGTGGAGGATGGGCCAGACCATTATGCTCATGCGGAGAATTATGCGACGGCGGCGAGTTTGCGGACAAAGGAGTTTCTGTGGTAGTATGCGGTTACTCCCCTAGGCAATGCAGACGGGGAACTCCGCCCAAGGCTAGGGTCGTTTGACCTCCTCAAATAGGGTGGATTTAATCCCCACGGCGATGCAGTTGGGGAACCCGCCCAAGGCTAGGGTCGTTTGACCTCCTCAAATAGGGCGGGATTTTTTTTTGTGCCCTCCACGCCAGCAAGAGGGCGTTACACGGCCGTGTGTCTACATTGACGTAAGCAGGCGCAACAACTAAACTATAGGGAATTACTTATCGCTGGTCATCATCGGCGGTGTTGGCTCATGCCTTGGCATGGGCTGACACCGCCTTTTTTTTGGGTTACGGCAAAAAGCTATGGCTAAATCAATGGTAAAAATGCAACTGTTGTCCCCTGCGGAGATTAAGGCAGAGACGGATGACGGCTTTATCTCCTTCTTGCGTGAGGGGGCGGTCTCTTCGGAGTTGCCGCTGGAAACGTATGCCCAAACGGTAGAGACGCTGTTTCGGGCGATTGAGTTGCGTACCACGGCCGTGGCGAACATGCCCCGCCAGTTGGAAGATTTAGAGACAGGCAAGATATTAGCCACCGAGAATTGGGCGCACCCGCTCCAAGACGAAAAGGGGCGACCGTTAACCGAACGGCGATTGTGGGCTGACCTCCGCCTAAACATCCCCATGAGTAAGTTGTTGTGGCAAACTGAGGCGGCGCAAAGCCTGCTAGGGCAAGCGTATTGGCTTATCCAGCGGCGGGGGCGGCGGGTGGTGGGGGCACGGTGGCTTGACCCCGCACGGCTGACTGTGCGCTACAACAGCGAAGGGGTGAGCAGGTACGACTACACCAGAGTGGTGGGGAGTATATCTAGCGGGACAGACCGCTTGCCCGCCGAGGATGTGTGCCGCATATGGCGGCCAAGCTTGCGGGAGTTGGAGCCGGGGACATCCCCCGCGATGGCGGCGGCGCAATCGGCGGGACTGCTGTTTAATGCGAACCTGTTCATGCGGGTCTTCTTCGCCAACGGAGCCATGCCCGTTACCATTGTGATGAGCGAGGATGACCCCACACCAGAAGAGCGCGACCGCCTTAAACTGTTTTTGGGGCGTATGATGCGGGGTATCCGCAATGCGTTCAGCGTGGAGGTGGTTAGCTCTTTGCTGAGGTTTGAGAAGTTGACCCCAGACATCAAGGATTTGGACTTTACCAATCTGACCAAGGAGAAAGACCGGGCGATTGCCGTGGCGATGGGGATTCCCTTCTCGATTCTTTTTAGCGGCACAGGGGGCAGTTACGCCCAATCCGCCGAAGATGACAACCATCATTTTTATGAGAAAACGGTTGTGCCAGAAGCGGGGTTTATCGGTGCGGAACTGAATGAGCAGTTTTTTAACCCGCTGGGCTTGCACCTGAGCTTCCGCCCAGATTTGCTGGAAATCTACCAGCAACGTGAGCGGTTGCGGGTGGAGATGGAGTTGCAGTTGTTTGATAAAGGGGCGATTACGGTAGATGAGTTACGGCTGGCGGCGGGGTATCGGGAGCCGTTGTCGCCTAACACGGCCGTGTCTGCCCCTGCCCCGCCTCCCGCCCTTGCCGCACCCACTGACGATGACGACGAAGGCGATGAGGATGAAGAAGAAGACCGCATCGAGGCGGAGAAACGGGCGGAGTTGAAGCGGTGGGAGAGTAAGGTACTGAAAGCCATGAAACGGGGCAGGGCGGCGCACAGCGTCCCCTTTGCGGCGGATTGGCTGGCGGTGTGGGAGGTGGAAGAAATTCGTAAGGCGTTGCGTGTCGTGGGGACAGCCGAGGAGGTGCGGGCGGTTATGTCCAGCCCTTTTGGGCGAGGGGTGGGGGGGACGTTGAAGGTTGCCCGGGAAGATGATGAGCCGTTAGGCCAAATTGAACGGGTGGCAACCACGGCCGTGACGGTGGGGCTGGAGGCGCAACTGCGGGCGTTGTTGGCTCAAGCAGACACCTTAGGAGGGCGCAACGCAGACCAGATTGTCTTGCAGGTAATGCGTGTGGTGCAAGAGGAGCAAGAGGCATTGCTGGGGGCAACGCAACGAGTGCTGTATGCCAGTTACGAGCGGGGGGTAACGGTGGCGACGGGCACATTAGCCCCGACTGCCCGCTTGCGGGTGGATTGGCAGATGATGAGCCAAGAAGCGCGGTCGTTTGCCGAAAAATATAGCTACAACTTGGTGACAGACCTGAACGCCACCACGGAGAAGGGGTTGCGCGAGGCGTTGGTGCGCTGGATAGAAAGTGGGGGGCGGCTGGAAGAATTGGCGGACAGCATCCGCCCGCTGTTTGCCAATGAGGCGGCGACGCGGCGTATTGAAGCGTTGTTTAATGTGGACAGAGCGCGGATGATTGCCGAGACGGAAGCAACACGGGCGTATGCTCAGGGGAAAATTGATACATGGTTGCAGAGTGGGGAGGTGGAACGTGGCCCCGAAGTTGCCCCGCCAGCCCATCCCCGTTGTCGCTGTGATATTGCCACTGAGCGACAAGATGATGGTTCGTGGTTGTGGCGATGGGACACGGCGCGGGATGAGCGGGTGTGCCCTATTTGTACGGGGTACAAGTATGTAGGGTTGGCGCGGTCGGCTCCGGCCATGATAGGGCAAGGGCAAGGGCAGGGGGGTGAGGCATGAGTGGTCAGGGGCTGGTTATTCAGCTTGAGGGAGATGAGCAAGCGCAACGGCTGTTGGAGGCGTTGCAGTCGGCGGGGTTCTTGAAGGGGGTGATGCAGGATGTGGCACGGCAAGCGGTGGCGAGTATTAAGGTGTACCCACCGCAAAGGCCGAACACGGATTACATCCGCACGAATACGCTGACCCGCCGCTGGACGTATGAGGTGCGCTCGACGTTGTATGGAGCCACGGCCGTGATTGGCAACAACACCAGTTATGCGCCGTATGTGCAATCCGCAGAGCGGCAATCTTGGGTACATGAGGGGTGGGGCTGGGTGACGGATGAGGAGGAGATAGCCCGGGCAGAGACGTATGTGCCACCGATGGTATACGATGCGATTGAAGTGGTGTTGCGTACCCATGGGGCAACGTAGCGGGGGTGGCAACTATTCGAGAATCTCGAATAGTTGCCCTTTCATGGCAGTTTTAGCAATTTAGAACATTTGTTATATAAACTATTGCTTTATATCGTAAAAAGCGTATACTTTATGTGGGCTTCTCTTTTTACTCCTTAACCGGAACACGGCCGTGCTGATTACACCTCGTCAGCACGGCCATTTTTTTGCTTAATTGCCTATGAGCATCGCCATCATTGCCATGATGGCCGCCATGACCCACGGCCGTGTGCTGGGGCGTGATAACCACATCTCTTGGCACATGCCCCGTGATTTGCGCCGCTTCCGCCAATTTGTGGTGGTCGAACGGCAAGGGGAGATTGACAGAGAAGCACGGGTGTTCTAAAATCAGAGAGTAAATTTATCGCTGGTCATCATCGGCGGTGTTGCTTTTTCCCCTATTGGGGCAAAGGCGGCACCGCCGTTTTGCGTTTCTAGGCTAAAAAACTATGGATGAATTAGAACAAATGACCGATACGCTAGAACTAACCCCCCTTGACCCCAACGATACGGTGGTGGTGCGAGGCAGTGCCGTGAAAGCGTTGGACGACACGGGGCGAGTGGGGGGGTATCTGGTGCGCTTCACCGATGAGACCACCCCAGACTTGGAAGGAGATTTCTTCTCGGCCAAGACGGACTTTGGCCCACACCGCCAATCCTTGGTGCTTTATCACCATGGGCTGGATGAGACGTTGGGGCTGAAATCGTTGGGCGGGGGGCAGACGTTGGCGGCGTTACGCCTTGATGAGGTGGGGGTGTGGATTGAGGCGCAGTTGGATTTGCGCGATGCCTACGAACGGGCGATTAACCAGATGGTGCAAGCGGGTAAGTTGGGGTGGAGCAGTGGGACGGCGCACCATTTGGTGAAACGGAGTTTAGTAGGGGGGAAGGCTTACCATGTTGACCATTGGCCGCTTGGCCTTGATGCGAGTTTGACCCCACAACCTGCGGCGGGGCCGTCTAACACGGCCGTGGTTCCGCTCAAAACCTTTGCCCAAGATCAACTCCCCAACCTAAAGGCGATTGTGCTAGAGGAAGCGGTAGACCCCGCTTCGGCAGACGCGACGGCGATGGATGAGCCAGTGGTGGAAGAGGATGAGGGTGAACCCATGCCCGCTACGGCTGTGACAAAGACAGTAGTAGCAGTAGAAAAAGAACCAGAAGAAGAAACCACGGCCGTGACAGAAACGGCCATACCCCCCAAGGAGGAAGATTCAGCAATGGATCCCAATGAACTGAAAACCCTTTTGTCCGAAGCGGTCGCCACGGCCGTGTCGCCCTTGCGCGACAAGCTTGCCCAATTGGAGA